GGCCAAGCCAGTGCCTGATCAAAGCGCCGGCCTGGTCTATCAGGGTCAGTTCACCCCGCCGAATCAGTTTCCCAAGTCGGCGAATCCGCTGGCTTTCATAACCCAGTTGGCCAGGGCGGTGGAAATACCCGGGAACTCCTTGATGTCGCTCATCAGCCGGGCCCGGTCGTCATCATGGACGATGGAAGTCAAAAGATTCTGGTTGGCCGTGGGAATGGTGCCCTTGCTCGTTTCCTTGGTATAACGGTTGATTTCCGGCACGGTCGGCTGACGGAAACGATACTCGCAGACGACCTCTTCTTTTTTCCAGGGGTGGAACCAGGCGTGACTTTGCTTCACATACTGGCCGCCCTCAGCCGCATCACCTTCAATTTCGTAATCCTTATTCATAATCAACCTTTCTTCGCTGGAATCCCGTTCCAGATGATGGGGGAAAGAACGATAAAAGAGATTTTCATCTGACCGTCATTGGCTTCCCCCTGTTTATGGCCGGTGTCGATCTCGGTAATTACCACATCCGGCAGTTTGTCCACGATCACAGGCATACCGTCATTGGCATAACTGCAAATGATGGTGAAAGGCTCATGATCGTAAATGGTGCCCCTTCGATTGCCCAAAGCCAAGGTCTTGCTGACGATCTCAAACTGATCCCGATCCAGGGTCATATCCCCGGAGGCCTCGTAGTTCTTCCGGCCCCAGCCTCGGGGCACCGCGCCCCGACCATAACGGGCCTCTTTAGCCTGACCGTCTTTGTAGTTGAGCTCGGTCAGGCCGTTCACCAAACCCCCGGGCATGACGATTTCACAGTCTTCCCAGTCGTAAAGTCTTCCGTTGATGGCCATCAGTCCCTACCTCCGTTGAAAGCCGTTTCAGTGTAAAGCATCCCGGTGGCAGTCATGCGCCAGCGGCTTCGGCTTTTTCTCAGGTGTCCCATTTCCCGGCCAAAAATAAGGGCGGCCGAAAGGCGGGGCTCCTCCGCCAGAAACTTCAGTTTCCTTCTGGTCCAATAAGCGCCCGGAGCCTCGACCCGTTGGACATAAAGCCAAAGATAGACCGCTCGCCGGGCTTCGATGACTTTATTCACTCCACACCTCCTGGCGCGAATCGAACTGCCCGCCGGCATAGACGTATTTGCCGTAAAGGGTGATTTTTCTGATGATGGGAATGCCGTAAAAGGTCAATTCCACAGCCAGGCCGTTATTGATAATGTCTTGGTCCAGGGGAATAACCACCGCAAAGCCGTCCAGTTCCGGCGGCACGGCCTTGACCATGGTATTAAGGGCCGCTTCGATGTTGGATTCCAGAAAGGCCAGTCCGGCCGAAGTGTTGGTCAGACCGCCGCCCAGGTCGGTGGCCTCGTCATACAGCGATTTCAGGGCGGCCACCCGGCATTTACGAAAAGCTTTGAAAGTGGTCCTCAAAACCTCTTCATACCTGTAATCGCTGGTGTCCTCGGCCATGGTCCGACTGTCGCCCCAAAAGACGCCGGGGCGACCCGCATAACGCTTGGCCGTGACATAGCCGGCGGCTTCCAACAGGGATCGAAGGCTGTCATTCCAGCCCTCGGGCAAGGCGGCCTGGCCGGTAGCCCCGTCCCGGACCCGGCCGGCCGCCCGCTGAACGGGAATGGAAAGAATCTTGCCCGCATTCAGCCCACCCCAGGACCGCACCTTAGACAAACCCGTCGAATCCGAAGTTTCCCCAAAGGCGGCGATCACCTGAACATATTTAGAGGCAAAGCCTTCCCGCTCATTAATCAGGGACGTGGCCCAATCGCTCAACGACTCATCCGCATAAGGGAGCCGGGCCTCAAACTTGAAATAAAGCGGGCGGTGCTTATTCCAGGACTCTTGCCCCAGGGCCGCCGCCGCCGCCCAATCCACCGAGTCGCTGGGGCCGACGATATAGACGAATTCCACATCATAGCTTTCCAGAGGACCGGCCAAAGCTTCCATAACGGCGGCGGTGGTCGGCGACGGCGGCAGAATTTCCCAGGTGTAAAGGGTTCCGGCCTGATAATCATCCTCGGCCAGTTCCAGGGTCAGGCCCAGTTGGGGGACATTGATCACGGCGTCCAGGGGCAAAGTCCGCACCGGCCCGTAATTGTCGCCGCCGTCAGTGGAAAGTTTATAGGTGCCGACGTTGAGTCCGCCGCTTTTGACGATCAACACTTCCAACTGTCCCCCGGCCTTTGGCTCGCCGCCGACGGTGACCGCCGGCCCAGGGCCGCTCTGCTGATGCTGACTGGTGGAAGTGACGACCATAAATGAATAGGTGTCCCCGTCAATCAACGGGTTTTCCTCGGTGGCGCTGAAAACCAGACGAGCCCCGGTATCGGCCACGGCCACCACTCCATCCAGAGGCACGGCCGCCGTTTCATGAGTTTGCCCGTTATCTTTGGAAACCTGCACCGCCGCCGAGCCGTTGGCCCCGCCCAGGGAGACGGTGATCAGCACCTCGGCGGCGGCCAGGGCTTCCCCCTTGACCACCACCTCGGGGCCGCTGCCCTGGTGGCGGCAGGCGGTGATATAGCCGGAGGGCTGCCCGGCCACCGGCACGGCCACCACCACCGGGGTCTGACCCCCGGCGGCAAAGACGTCCCGCAGGGCATCCACCAGGGGGCCGACGCCTAAAATGGAATTAAAATCACTGCGCGACCCCAAAAGGTAAGGCCGGCCGGGCTCGCCCAGGGAACAGCACCCGGCCACAATACAACGGCCCTCCACGCCCCCGGGGGCCAGGCCGCTGGTTCCGTCGACAATGATTTCAACGACGTCGCCCATGGTTCCCCCCCTGGTTGCGAGTTTTCAAGGCGCTCAGGGCCTGGTCAAACTCGGCCTCGGTGACCGTTTTGTCATTGAGCCAACTCTGAGCCCGCAAAAGAGCCGCCGATTGCCAGGTGGCCAGCTTCTTCTTCTCCACCCAGTCGCCGACTTTGACCAGCCCGGGCTTGGCCGAAGCGGTATTCGGTTTTTTCGTCTCGGCCTTTTCGGTTACGGCCGGGGCCTTGGTCTGATCCTGGCCTTCAATCTCAGGGGTTTTATCCTTGGGTGCGTTTTTAGGCGCTTTCTTTTCAGTCTGTTCCGCCATTAGTCGTCTCCTACTTTCAGGTTGATGTCGGATATCCTCTCGACGAGCTGCTCACTGGTCATTCGCCAGATAACAGTCAGGTGCAAAAGATATCCCCGTTTTTTAATCGGGTCGATTTCTTTGGAGCCCACCCGCCGCACCGCAAAATCTTCCCATTCTCCTTGAACGGCCTGCATGGTGACGTGATTGCCGTGCCGGTCGTCAAAGGCCCTCGGCAAGGCCGCCGCCAATTGGTAACACGATTCCTTCAGCCACTCCGGGTCTCTGGCCAATATTTGGGCCACCACCGGCAGGTTGATTTCATAGTTTTCCTTCTTGATGTTTAATTGACCTTCGGAAACTTTGATCTCCCCCAGCCGCCGCCCGGTGCGCTGATAGGTTTCCGGCAAAAAATCGAGCTCCACCCGGGGTCGGGGCAGGGTCAGGTTGTCCTGATAGCTCTTGGTCATGACGTGTTCCCGGGGCAGCCCCAAGAGCTCGGCGGCGTCGCGCACCTTTTCTAAAATCAGATCCCGCATGATTATTTAAAACTCCCTTCCAGGTGCTCTTTAATCAAAGCCGTGATCTCTTCCCGGTCCTCTTCCGAAATTCCCAGGAAGGGCCGGGCCGGAATGGTCACTTTCCGCCCCGCCCCGGCCTGGCCGCCCAGCTGATGAATGCGGGCATAAACCAGATTACTGCCGACATGCACCTCCGTGGCCGTGGCGCTGATGGCCAGGGACTTCCGCAAGCGGCCGGTGTCCAAAAGCGGCCGAGCCCGCCCGCGCCGGTTTTTGCGCGAGCCCGTTTTAACCGCCTCCCACTCCTCGCCGTCCGGTCCCTCCCCAGCCTGAAACCGACGAACGGCCCCGGCTTTCATGGCCACCCCGATATTACGCATCAGGTCTTTGGTATCGCTGATATTGGCTGTGGCTTCATTGACCATGTCCTTAAAGCCGCCCCAATTAACGCTGATTCCGGTTTTAGACGCCATGGCCGCCTCCTAATACTTACTCAAATCGAAATAAGGGCCGGGGCTGACCACAGCCACATGGGGCGTTTCCCGGTCCGGGTCCAGGCCGTCGGCCGCCGGAAGCTTTATTCTGCCCTTGGCCAAATCCTCCAGAAGTTCCCAGGCCCTTTTATATTGAGTCTGAATCGGCAGCCACTGGTTGTCGCTGGCCGCCTCGGTATCCATCAGGCTGGTGATGGCCCCGACCGTCCGCCAGGCGGCAATGACCGAAGTGATCCAGCGAATGATTTCCGGCACCGGGCTGAAGGGCTGCCGGTAACGGATGGCAAGTAAGCTGGCCACTTCGCCTGTGGCGTCGGTGATGCAGCGGGCCACCAGGTCGGCGTTCAGGGCTTCGGCGGCCTCGGCCACATCCACCAAAATCAGGTCGGTCACATGCTCCGGCCGGCAATAGGGGTTCATCGGGGCTCCGTTTCAGCCTCAAAGGCGCGTTTTAGACTAGTTTTAGACTAGTCTGAACGGTCCGACCCGGACCGTGGTTAGGGGTAGACCCCGAAACGCGCTTAGAGAGGCGATTTTCGATAGCGGGATTTATCCGGTAACTTTAGACTTGATCAAACTGA